GAGGCGATTATTTTGTAGCATTACACGGTGTAGCAGGAACAGGTAAAACATTCTGTGCATTATACAAAGCACTAGAAGAAGTTTTAGATAAGAGTAATCCATTTCATAAAATCATTATTGTCCGTTCTGCGGTACAATCAAGAGAAATGGGTCATTTGCCTGGTGATGTTGCAGAGAAGATGGAAATCTATCAGCAACCATATCAACAAATTTGCCACACTTTGTTTGGTCGCAAAGATGCGTACCAGAGACTTGAAGAACAAGGATATGTTGAATTCATTTCAACATCATTCATTCGTGGTATGTCATTTGATGATGCTATTATTATTGTTGATGAAATGCAAAATTTGACCTTTGAAGAAATTGATACTGTTATGACCCGTGTTGGTTATCGCTCAAAGATTATTTGGTGTGGTGATTATCGCCAAACAGACTTGAACAAAAAGAAAAATGATATGAGTGGTATTTTAAAATTCTTTGATATTGCAATGCACATGAATGCATTCACTAGAATTGAATTTACCGCAGATGACATTGTTCGGTCATCACTTGTGAAAGATTATATTTTAGCTAAGATGCAACATGAGGATTCAACCAATTAAATTATGTTTACCTATTGCCCACCCAAGAAACTTGAAGACTTAAAATCCGAGACACTAGAGAACGGAAGATTTTATGTAACGCCAGATGGTAAAAGATTGCCATCAGTAACAACCGTCTTGGGTGCAATGGGTAAGAAAGCTATTTACGAATGGCGACAGCGTGTTGGTGCAGATGAAGCAAATCGTATTTCACGGGTTGCTTCTGGTCGTGGTACACGTATGCATACGCTATGCGAAAAGTATTTGAATAATCAAGACATAGGTAAACCAATGCCTGATGCTTTGGAGTTGTTTAGAAAAGTAAAGCCGTATCTAAATAAAATCAACAACATTCATTATCAGGAATGTGCATTGTGGTCAACAAAACTTGGCATGGCTGGGCGTGTAGATTGTATTGCGGAATATGATGGGGTTCTTTCTGTCATTGATTTTAAAACATCCAGCAGAGTGAAAACTGCGGAAGATATTCCTGCATATTTTGCACAATGTACCGCTTATGCATTGATGTATGAAGAATTGATTGGTGTAAGAATTAAGCAAATAGTTGTTATCATGGCTGTTCAGGAAGATAACCCAATCATCTTTATTGAACCAATGAGAAAACATATAAATACTTTACTAGAGTACATTAGTTTTTACAGGAATCAGAAAAAGTAAGGAAATATTAATATGGGATGCACATTAGATTCTTCAGGATTTGTTGGTGACAATGGCTCAGCGATTTATTCTAGCGCAAAAAATGGCATAGGAAGTTATTGGTATGTTTATTATTTTTCATCAGGTGGCGCCACAACTATGTTTGATACAACTTCAGGCGCTGGCATGATGTACACCCATCCAGGTGTTGGAAATTTCAATGCTGGAAATTCTGGAACTTGGAGATTGATGGGTTGGTCAACAGATACTACGGCGGCTTATGACCAAAAACAGTTGTATGTTAGGGTAAGCTAATGGCAGCAACGCTATTTTCTTCTGGAATAACCACTTCTTCTGGCGGTAGATTAAACAGAACCACCGCTGGCGGAACAGGATCTTATTTTATCACTTACATAGGACCTCAAACGAATCTTGATGGAACTATGGCGGGTAGTGAATTAAACTATACTGTGCCTGGAGTAGGAAATTTTAGTGCTGATTTTGGAGGCACTTGGAGATTTATGGGAGCGCACACAGGCGTAAATGGTGGATTTCAATTATGGACAAGGATAAGTTAAATGGCTTCAACCCTAACAGCAAGCGGGATAAATTTTAGTGATGGAACAACTAACAATGGAAATGTCAGAAACGATATTGGAAGCCTCTGGATGATTTGGAGCAATATACAATGTGTTCCAGGAAGCACCGTTGACGGAAGTCTTTTGACATACATTCATGCTGGAGTTGGTCAAAACGCTGGTTGCACAGGTACTTGGAGAAATCATGGTTATTCTGTGAATGCTACTGGCGCACAAATATATACAAGAGTTAGTTAAATAGGAGTTATAAAATGACAACGATACCAATTCCAGCCCCCGGTATTCCACCAATAGATGATACTGTGAATAATTCTTCTATTGGAATTAAATTTACTGAGGTTAGAAATCCAAAATGGTTAAATCCAGAACATACAAGATTAAACTGTGAAGTTAATTTTTCACATTTACCAGAAGATTGGGTATGGTTCACAGCAGTTCCTTCAGGAGATTTGCCTCATACGCATGAGATTTTTGAAAAATGTGTTGCTGGTGAATTTGGTGAAATTGAAGAATATCAACCACCAACTCAAGAGGAAAAAGCAAAAGAAATTAGACTGTGGAGAGACATTCTAATTAAAGAAACCGATTGGACACAAGGCGCCGATGTGCCTCAAGCAACAAAAGATAAGTGGGCTCCTTATCGGCAAGCATTGAGAGACATAACAAACCAAGTTGATTTTCCAGATTCGGTAACTTGGCCAACAAAGCCATAATATATTATTACCACACAAACAGCTGATAGAATAATAACAAGGAAAAATAAATGACATTGCCGGCATCAGGTCCACTATCGCTTAATAATATAGCAAACGAATTTGGTGGGTACATTTATCCCAGCAATTTTTCTTTTGCCGGTAGAAATATAAATTTTAGTAATTATTTGAACAATGGCGGATACATTCCAAATGATGGTACAATACACAGTAGTGGTCAAATATCAGTTAGTATGTTCTACGACAAATGTGATTATAGCACAACAACTAAGGGACTTTGGTTTGGTGGTAGCAACAATAGCTCAACATATTATAGTATACGCACTACAGTTGATGAAAATGGAACAGTGTCATCAGATTCAACATTGACCAATGCTGCCAGGACCCAGGCAGGAGCAGTTTATTATGGAGGTGGACTTGCACTCCTTTGGGGGGGTTTCGCGGCTCCGAGTACCAACTATTCAACCCTTTTGACTTATATAACTGGTTTGGGTGGGCTTGGTACTGATTCAAGTATGGCGGGTACTGGAAGAAGAGGAAGTAAAGGATTAACATACGGATTTGCCAAAGGATTACTTTATGGAGGTTACAACTTTGGTGTGGCAAACTTAACCGGTATGTCTGGTTCTTTCTTTGGTTCAAACACAGTATCTACTTCTGGTGTTATAGGAACCGATACTTTTATTGTTGGCACCTATATGCAACAAGGATTTTATGAGCCAGCGGCATTGTCATATGGAGGAAGCAACGATAAAGGTATATTTGCTTATGGTAGCAACGGGTTCAACCAAGCGGACACCTTTCAGTTAGTATCAAATACTGGTGTTATTGGATCGGAAACTGCAATTGCCGGGGTTTTGGGATCGGGCAATGTGTCTGGAGTTGGCTATGGTGGTGATAAAGGATTGATTTTTCGAGGTGGTGTGGTTATATTAAGAAATACACTATCAAATACTGGTGTTATAACATGTGAAAATAACGTTGTACCTTCAGGTGAAGAATTTAAAAATGGATTTGTTTATGGTGGTTCAAAAGGAATTATGGGATATGGTCGACAAGTTTCGGGTGGTGGCATCATAAACACGGTTCAATATATAACTAATGTTGGAGTTGCAGGAGCCGTTACCTCTACCACCACAACTGCAAGAATCAACCCAATCCCAACGGCTTACGGCGCTTAATTTTTTTATAAAAGGACATTTTTATTATGGCAGCAAAATTTAATACAGAATTCAACTATCGTTATCAAGTAATTGGTGAAACCGTTTGGGAAAAAATTAAAACTCTAAGAGGTTTTTATGAAGGTAGAATTCGTGCAAGCCACGGTGAAAAAATTTCAGAAATGAGACAAAAAGCAAAGTTAATGGAATTACAAAGTTTAAAAGACAATAACGCATTGCCGCATGTTATTCTCAGTATGGAAGCTGATATTTTGGAATTTGAATCTGGCTTGCAAATACAAACTGAAGCGTTTGAACTGAATAGACAAGAAATTAAGATTTTAGAAAAGTTATTGGCTGAATGTTATGAGATTGCTGAACCAACTAGAATAAAACATCCAGATGGCACACCATACACCGATGAAGAAATGTTTGAGGCCAATGCAGCCAATGAATTTACTGCAATGATTGGTAAAGAAATCTATGCTGAAGTTGTGGCACTAGGGCATCCATCACCATCAAAACTTCGTAATGCAATGTCAAATCCACACACATGGAAAGCATTACAACAAATTGGATTAATTCCGGAACAATCATTTATGCTTGCTGGTAGTAATGATCCACTTAAAATTGGATTTGAAAAAATAGTGACCTCAGCAAATACAAATCAATTAATTGAATAAATATTTGATTATTACCTGACAAACTAGTTTTGTTGTGTTATAATTAGTGTTATTGCTGTATGAAGCAAAGAGAAAAGTGTCCTGGACGGGGGTGCGAATCCCCCCACCTCCACCAAAAGCATATTGAGTGAAGCACATCTTTTAAACCAAGCGGGTTTGAGTCCCGAGGCTTAATATGTTTCTGATGGGGGTGACCTAGATTCGACAGGGCAACAAGTACATGCGTGGACAGCACGGTAGGCGATGACCGTAAATCAAGCGAAAAACGTAAATGCAAACGATAGCTCTTACGAGTACGCATTAGCAGCCTAAACACTGCTTAGGGTTTCGGTAGGTTTCCTCGTAACAGAATAACCTACCAATTTATTAACAAGGAGTTTTATTTTGAAGAAAATCGCAATCGCAAGTTTAATTGCAATCGCAACTGCCGCTCAAGCCGGTGGTTTTGTTTCGTATGGTGTTGACCAAGTTACTGACCGAGTAAGCAACCAACAAAGTATCGCACAATATGTTCGTGCTGGTACCTCATTGGGTGGTTTCAATCTTGGATTACAAAATCGTAATGCACGTACTAATGACAATCAATCTATGTTTAATAGTTTGGAACTTACCGCGGGTAAGACAGTTTTCGGTATCAACCCATTCGTTGGCGTTGGTTTTGATAATGGTGGCAACGGTGATAAGCCATATGAGTATGGTCTAGTCGGCGCAAACGCTGGCGCTAAAGTTGGTCCTGGTTATGCCATGGTTGGTGCCAAGACCCGAGTAAATTGGAACAGCGCAAATCCAAAACAATCTGTAGCCTTTGTTAGCTATGACATGCCAGTTATCAGCAAAGTATCTGTTGGTGTTGGTGTTAGCCAAAGCTATCAAGATATTCAAGACCGTGCGGTCGGACTTACAGTTTCTGTAGGATTCTAATATAAGAGTTTGTTAGTTCTCAATAAAAACTAACACACACTAACACACAGGAGAAACTATGTCAAACATGACACCTTTTGAGATACGCCTTGACCTATTAAAAATGGCACAAGGAATGCTATCAGATGATTATTATGGTAAGCGTGAGCAAATCAGTAACGATTGGTCCATGCAATGCGAATCTGCAAAAATCAAAGGCGAGACACCGCCAGCACACCCAGGCTTTCCGCCATATCCTTCCGAATCAGAAATTATAGCCAAAGCACAAGTGCTTAATGGTTTCGTTTCTCTTAGTGGTTTCGTTTCTAATGTTTCTATAGAAACTCCAAAAGTCTCTAAGAAATCCTAATTGGAGGTATGCCAGACACACTGGCATTTTACACACAGAAAGGAAACAGATGCGAAGTAAACCTATACTTTTGAGTATAATTTTCTCATCAATAATTTTGTCATTATCATTAGTGAATGTTGATACACATAACATTCTACCGATGAAGTCAACATTCAATGCACTCACTATGGATGCAAAGAAACAGGTAACATGCCTAGCCGAAAATATTTATTTTGAAGCCGCGCATGAACCAAACGAAGGTAAGAAAGCGGTAGCATTCGTAACCTTTAACCGAGTACAATCCGGATATGCAAATGACATATGCGGAGTTGTAAAGCAAAAGACTGGCAACACTTGCCAATTTTCTTGGTATTGTGACACCAATTTTACCAGTAAGACCTTGACAATCAAGAACACTTTGTTGTATAATGAGATTTTAGAGTTATCAACAAACCTTTTCTTGAATTTTGAAAGAATGACCGATGTAACAAACGGTGCGACTTATTACCATGCTGATTATGTGAATCCAGGTTGGACAAAACTAAAAAGGGAGAAACAAATTGGCAGGCATATTTTCTACAAGAGTAAAGGCGACAAAATTGACAGAAACAAAGGAATCATTTAAAATGAACAATAACTTAATTACGGTATGCATCTCAGCAACAATAGTTTGTTGTACGTTTATTGTAAGTATCTTCATGTATAATATAAACGACAGAAACAATATGGCAAAA